ACAAGAATTAAATCAAAAAATTACACAATTAAAAGAAATTAATAAAAATACTAAAACTAAAAAAAATAAAAAAAATCAATTAGAAAATATTATTAATGTAGATAATGATATTTTTATTGATAATAATTCTACTGAAGATAATGCACTAGATGAACTTGAAAAATTATTAATTATTTTAGAAGATCAATTTCAAATTAATAAATTAAAAAATAATATTGATGATGAAATTAAAGAAATAGAAGAAGATATACAATCTATTGAAAATAATGATGATGAATTAAATTATTTAAATGATACTGCTGATATTTTATTTAAATATTATGATACTTCTACTACTGAAAATAAAAAAATAAATATGCCCAATGATTTACAAGATTTTTTTACAAAAATAAAAGAAAATAAAACTAATGATAATGATAAATATAATTTATTTAATCAATATATGAAAATAACAACTAATACTGAACTTAAAAAACATTCTATTATAACAATTAAAATGTGTTTAAAATGTGGAGTAGAAAAAACATTACATTTACAAGATGGATATTTAACATGTACATCTTGTGGTGATTCTGATCCAGTTCAAATTGATTCAGATAAACCAAATTATAAAGATCCAATTATAGAAAATAAACCTAATGGTTATAAGAGAATGAATCATTTTTCAGAACTATTAAATCAATGTCAAGGTAAAGAATCAACAGATATACCACAAGAGATATTTCAAAAAATAATAAATGAACTAAATGTTTTAAAAATAACTGATTTATCTAAATTAGATAATAAAGTTATGAGATCAATTTTGAAAAATTTAAATTTAAATTCATATTATGAACATATACCATATATTATTAATAAATTAAATGGAGTACCACCTCCGACTATGTCAAGAGAATTAGAAGAAAAGGTAAGATCAATGTTTAAAGAAGTACAAGAACCTTGGGTTGCTGGTAAAAAAACTTCTAGAAAGAATTTTTTAAATAATAATTATGTTTTTCATAAAATTTTTGAACTTTTAGAAGAAGATGATTTCTTACAATATTTTCCATATTTAAAATCTAGAGAAAAATTACAAGAACATGACGATGAATGGAAAAAAATATGTTCACATAATAAATGGCAGTTCATAGCATCATTATAAGTTTATAGCATCATTATAAGTTTATAGCATCATTATAAGTTCATAGCATCATTATAAGTTTATAGCATCATTATAAATCTATATAAATTTATTTAGATATATATAGATTAATTATATTTTATTATCTTTAACAACATATGAAGGAGCATATTGATCTAAAATAGCAAATGTAACAGTTCCAATTAAACTAATAGTTAAAGAATCAATATGAGTAACTTTAGATTTAGTAATAATAGTAATAGATGAAAATATAACAAACATAAAAATTATATATTTAATTATTTTTTTAATATCCATATTAATATTTATATAGAAATTAATTAAATAGTTTAAAATACTTAAAAAACTTTTATTATATTATTGTAATGACTGGAAGTCTTTTACAGATAGTTTCTACTGATATTAAAGATGTTTTTTTAACAATAGATCCACAAATTACTTTTTTTAAAATTGTTTATCTTAGACATACACCATTTGCAATTGATCTTTTAGAAGAAACTTTTAATACTATTCCTAATTTTGGTGAAGATGGTTTTTGTTCCTTATCTAAAAATGGTGATTTAATTTCAAATATTTTTTTAAAAGTAGAATTACCAAGTGTAAAAATATCAAATATAGTTGATCAAGAAATGATAGAAAGATATAATAATTTTGATATAAAATTATATGAATATGATGATACAGTTGATAATCTTATTCAAATATATAAAGATACATTATCTAATTTCAACAATTTTACAAGTGTATCAATGATATATTGGAGAGAATTATATGTATTATCTAATAATATAACAGCAAATTATACAACAATAATGAATTATATTAATTTAAAATTAAGTAGTAAAGATGATAATCAAAATACATATATACAATATAATGATTCTTTTTCAAATTCAGAAATTAGTAATATTGGTACTATTTTTAATTTTGATATATTAAATTATATTAAAAATAATTATACTGAGTATCAGAGTTCAATAAATAATAATATATTAAATAATGAATTTAAAATAAAATTATTAAAATATCTATCAGATTATTTATTTTTTCAAAAAATATATTTAAAATTTTTAATTGATACTATTAAAAATTTAATTAATATTAAAGTAAAAGATTCATCATTATTTTATAATTTTTCATGGGTTTCTAAAATTGGATTTGCTTTAATTGATTATATTACTATTGAAATTGGAGGACAAGAAGTTGATCGTATTACTAGTAATATATTAAATAATTGGTATGAATTATCAACAACACAAGAAAAAAATGATATTATAAATAAAATGATTGGAAATATAGATATATTGACAAATTATGATAATGATTTAAAACCATCGCATACATTATTAATACCATTACCATTTTGGTTTTGTAAATATAAATCTCAAGCATTACCATGTGTTGGATTAAAATATAATGATATTTTAATAAGAGTTAAATTTAAAGATTTAAATAAATGTTGTTTTTTTGAACCAGATGAAAATAATACATATATATCAAATATTAATATAAATGAAATAATTACAATACAAAATATATCATTATTAGTTGAATATATACATTTAGGAGAAGATGAAAGAAAAAAATTTGGTAGTTTTAAAAATGAAATTTTAATTGAACAACATAAAGAAATAATATATAATAATGTAATAGATAATAATTCTTTATTACTTTTAGATTTTGTAAATCCAGTTAAAGAACTAATTTGGACTATTCAAAAAACATCACATATTGATGATTTAAAACTTTGGAATAATTTTGAAACAAATAGTGTTTTTAAAGCAACTATTAATGAAGGTGATGCTACTAATCAAATTAATATTACATTAGATTCAAATAATCTAATTAATACAGTAGATTATGAAAATACTAAAATTGAAATTTATCATTCAAAATATTATAATGGTACATATGATATTATAACATTAACTGATTCAGTTATAACTGTTACCAATAATTTTATATATACTGATAATGTTAAAATTAAATTTTTAAAAAATATAGATTATATTAAAACTGAAACTATACAAATATATGGAAATGAATTAATAACAGAAAGAGAATCATTATATTTTACAAATGTTCAATCTTATCAACATCATACAAATATTCCAAATAATATACATAACTATTCTTTTTGTTTACAATCAGAAGAATATCAACCATCGGGAACATTAAATTTTAGTGTAATTGATAATAATAATTTATTTTTAAATTTTGATAGTGATATATTATCTCAAGTAACTGATAATGATGATAGTTTTATAGTAAAAATAATAGCAAGATCACAAAATTTATTAATAATTGAAAAAGGAATGGGTAAAATTAAATTTGGAATATAAATAAAATATTTATATATAAATTAATTTAAATTTATATATAAAGTTATCTTTATTAATTTATAGTAAATTAAAAGATGGCGGGTGGATTAATACAATTAATGTCATATGGATATGCAGATAAACCTTTAATATTTGATCCGGAAATTACTTTTTTTAAAGTTATATATTATAAACATTCATTATTTTCTATTCAAGAACAACTATTAAGTTCTGAAAATGATATTAATTTTGGTTCTTCAACTGATTATAAAATTAGACATAATGGTGATTTATTTTTTAGACCAATGTTAGAAATTAACTTACCTAGTATAACAGTAGAATATGAAAATACATTAGATGATCATATATCTAAATATAATTCTATTCCAAAAAAAAATAATTTAAATATAAATTTCATAATATCTAATTTAAATACAATTTTATATAATTATGCTCCTTATAAATTTCCAATATATATTACAGATAATTTAATTGTAAATTCATATTATGATTATATTAATTCTTCTATTATTAAAACTGATTTTATAAAATTGTATGATGATGAATATAACTTGATTATTGATAATCTTAGTAGTGATGCAACAATATATCAACAATATATAAATACAGTAGTATTTAATGCTAGCTCAACTTTAGAAAATGCTAAAATGATTTTTTATTCATCATTTAATATAAATTATTTAACTATTTTTTTAAATAAAAAAACATATTCTAATACTGATTTTATTATAGTAGATAAAGATTATTATCAACTATTTAACAATAATTTATTTAATTATATAACATCTAATAATGAATTATCATTTTTATATAGTGTAATTAATGATAAAAATATAATTAATAATAATTTTAGTAATAAAAATACTAAAATTACAATTACTAATCTAATTAATTTTAAATTACAATATTATTTTAAAAATATGAACATTCTATATATTTATGAAAGTATATTAGATTCTAAATCAAAACAATTAAAATCTATTGCAATTAATAATAATTCTATTTTTACAAATAATAGTTATACTAATAATATTATTTTATTTGAAAATTTATATGATAATTTTGATTCAGATATAATAAATAATAAGATTTTTCATATTGCTTCTGGATATGATTTAACTAAAAAATTTAATATAACTAAAATTAATACAATTGATTTATCTAATGATTCATATGATATTAGTTTTGATACAGATGAAGTTAATTTAAATAATAATATTATTTATTTTATTTTTCCAGATATAATACCAGGTGAACAAGATATTAGTGCTAATAATTTTAATTCTTCAAATTATGAAGATTATTATGATTTATATTATAATCAATTTACATTACATGATACAAATATTTATAATACATCTAATTTATTATTACCTATTTGTGTACTTAAATATAATGATGAAACTGAATTATTTGATAAGATAACACTTTCATCATTAATTAATGATACAGATTATGTTTTTATATATAATGATGTTTTTATATTTAATACTACAACAGAAAAAAATGAATTTATATTAATAAATGATAATATGTATACTATTCCAGATATATCTTCAGATACATCTTATCAATATTCAAATTCAATTTATTTATCACCTAATCCAAATGTAATAAAAGATAATACTATAAATTTTAATGATGAATTAGGAAATAATATAATTTATTATTTAAATTCTACAAATACATCATTAAATTTTATAGATCAAACTAATTCAGAAAGTTATAAAACATTTAATTTTATATCACCATATCAAATTTTATATAATATAGATAATACTAATTTTTACAATAATAGATTAAAACAAATTAATTATAAAAATGATATTAATTTAAATTTGGATATATATAATAATTTAATCTATAATCAAAATAAATTACAAAATATAAATACAGTAAATAAAAATACATATATTTTAAATAATTTAAAATTAACTATTCCTGAAAATATTACTTATATTACAAATATATTAAATAATTTTTTAAATGATTTTTGTTTTTTTAAAGAATGGAACTCTTTTACATATGATACTACAAGCTCAAAAGTAAAATTATCTATTTCACCAACATTTGGAACAACTTATTATTCTAATATTTTTACAACAAATAATATTAATGGTCAAAATTATTTTTATAATCATTTTCAAGATTTAATTGTAAAAAATATAAATACTTTTATTGATAATTTTGAATTATATTATACTGAAGTTATTAGATATATTTCTAATTTAACTAATTCAAATACATTAATAAATACTTTATTAAATATTACAAATTTAACTAGTTATATTACTATTAATTTATTATCAGATTCTAAATATTATAATAGTGTTTTTGGTGACATAAAAAAATCTGCTATTTATTTTAAAATTGATCTTAGTTTTAATTCATCATTTATTAATATATTACAAAATTTTGATTGTTCAATAAATCTAATAAATGGATATTATTGTATTCAAGATATTTTATTTAATAATTCAATAAATTATCCTATTTATTTATTACCTAATAATTTTACTTGTAATAAACAATTGTATTTATTAATGTTTTTATTAAATTATCCAAAAAATGGTAATAAATCTATAATTACAGTATTGTATTTAACACCTAATAATTATAGTATTCCTAATCCTATTCCAGATACTTACAAGATTATTTTAAATACATCAAGTATACATAATAATATTTTATATTTATTTGATAGTATAGATTCATATATTACTATACCTAATAAAAATCATTATTTATTAAATAAATCTGTTGATAATATTAGTAAAATTGTTGATATTAATAATATACTATATGATTATTCATATAAATTATATATACAAATTAAAGAAATTATTACATCTAATTTTATTGTAAATAATAAATTTGCAATATATATTGATTTTATGACTTTTAATAATTTATGGCATTTAAAACAAAATATTTCAAAAAAAAGTATAAATGGAAATAATTCTGGAATAATTAATTTATATACATCTACAACTGATTTAAAATATTATTTAGATTGTAATATTAATTTTTCAAGTTTTGTTGATCATATAATAATAAATAATAGTATTACTAGTTTAATTAATGATTATTTAACAATAAATATTATACCAGATATAAATAATTTTATTAATAATATTAAAACTGATGAAATTATTCAATATATTAATATTATAAATAGTAATAACTTTAATGAATTAAATATTAATCAATCAATCTCTAATTTAATACCAATCAAATTAATATATATATATTTAAATATTTTATATTCAATTAAATTAGATATAGATAGTATAAAATATGATTTAAAATTTGAATATTTATTAGATGATTTTAATAATATTTATACATTTTTTGATTTATCTTCTAATATATTAACAGATACAGATACAGGTACAGATTATAATGGATCTATTTTTAATTTATCAAGTAATGATTATGATCTTATTGTTAACATTAATAATAATATAAATGATGTTATTAATTTTATTATTAAATTATTACAATCACAACAAATTATAATGGATGATAATTCTATAAATGAATATACACTAGATCCAATAAATACATCTAATAATAATATTATTTTAAAAACATTAAATTTAAATGAGCTATTATATAATTTACCATTATATTTTTGTAATAATTTTTACAAAAACTATGAATATTCAACTATATTAAATTTTTTTAATAATATTAAAGTAAACTATATTGAAACATATAATTCATTATTATTAGATATTAAAAATTCAGGACAATATTCATATAATTATTATTCTAATTTACAACAATATTTGAATTTTTCTATTAGTGATTATGAAAAAAATATGGATTTTTATAGAAAAAATCCAACATATAATGAAAATACAGATATTATTCTAATTTTAAATAATAGTACAACTAGTACTACAACTAAAAGAGAAACTTTTTATAAATATTCTATTATTAATAATACAGATACATCATTATCATATATTAATACTCATTATGATATAGAAAAAACAAATTATGATAATACATATGATCTTTTTATAAATAATATAAATATTTTAAATATTAATCAAATAAATATTAATACTATTATTTCTAATTTTAATACTTTTTTTGGATTTAATAATAGTTTTTATTCTGATAATCGTATATGTTCAGCAATATATTTTTATTTATATAATTCATATACTGTAAATAATTCTTTTAATTTATATTTTAATAATAGTGATAATACATCACATTTAAATTATATGGATACAGATATATCTAATTATTATAGTTTTGTAGGATTTATTGATCCAAGTAATAATAATATTGAATATGTTTTAAAAAATAATAAATTAGTTACAAATGATATTAATTATTCATTTATTGATTATGAATATATATATGATTCAACAAATTCTGTTTATAAATTATATAAATGGGAAGATACTTTAATAATTAAAGGTAGTGATATTTATGATTTAGATGATGTAAAACTATATAATATAAATAATAATATTATTTATGAATATAAAGAAAAAAATTTAATTGATTTTGATTATATTTTTGATTTTAATAATGATATATCTAATACTGGTACTGCAACTACAACTTCTAATGGTACAATTAATAATATTAGTTTCGGTGAATGGAGTTTTGGTAAAAATTGGTTTCAACAATCTTCTTCACCACCATTACAAACTGCTAATAATGGTCCTAGCCAAATATTATTATCTACTGATGGTACATTTCAGCTTTCTTTTAGGAAAGATAAAGTTTGGATTTCAATTAATAATGGATATACTATTGATAATATAATTCAAACACCATCCGCTATTTATACTTTTAATAATGTTTGCATGACATCTACTGGTAACATTATTTATTTATTTAGAACTCTTGTTTATACAAATAAAGGTGTACTTGTAACTTTAATAGAATTAGTTAAATTGACTGATTTTGGTAGAACATTTGTAGCAAATATTAATATAACTTCGTTTGCAGCGAAAACAAATGCTTCAGCATGTTCTGCTAATGGAGAAATAATATTAGCTGCTTGTGATAATAATATTGCATTTTCAAGAGATTTTGGTATTACTTGGAGTAAATATCCATCTACTACAACTCAATTTTTTACAAATTGTTGTATTAGTGCTGATGGACAAAAAATGTATGCTTTTCAAAATAATAATAATAATACTCTCAATTTGTATATTTCTACAAATGCAGGAATAACTTGGACAATAAATAATGTATCTACTCTATCATTAAGACCAACTCTTGGTAATAATGGAATGTGTTGTTCTGCTGATGGTCAATATATATATTTCACTAATAATAATACTAATACTAATATTACTCCATATTATTCATCTAATTTTGGTTTAACTATTAATCCTATTCAAAATTTACCTTTATATTTAAATTGGGCAATGTGTGGTTGTGACTCTTCAGGACAAAATGTTACTTTTAGTGTATCATATGATAATAGTTATGGAAGTATATATTGTTCTACTAATTATGGAAATACTTTTATCAAAGTACAAAATCCTCAATTATCTAATAATATAAGAATAATTTGTGGTGCTGTGAGTGGAAATAGTAAAACTCAAGTTATTTGTTATTATAATTTTAATGTTGATAATTTAATATATTTATGGAACTCTTGTAAAGATATTTCTGATAATATTACTAATAATTTTGTAACAAATAATAATTTTAATTCAATTAATTTAAATGGAATTAATCAATATATAACTATTCCAGGATTACAATTTTCAAATACTGGATTTTCTATTTCATTCTGGGCTAAATTTAATGTACCTTCTGGAAATAGTAAAGATATAATGACATTTTTTGATAATAATAATAAAAAAGTTCTACAATTTTATTTGAAAAACGGTTATAATTTATATTTAACTATTTATATAAATGGTGTATCTAAATCAGTAGCATTAAATACTGAACAAAATGGAGATAATACATGGCGTTTTTATACATATACTATTTCATATTCTAATAGTAGTACCGGTACTGGTACTGGTACAATGAAAGCATATGTTAATGGTATACTTAAATGGACACAAAATAATACATTTTATTTTAACACAACTTCACCATTAAACTTATATATTGCCACGACTTCACAATATTATAATATGTCATTATCTCAATTATGTATTAAAAATGATGTATTATCACAAGATAATATTACTAAAATGTATAATGATATATTTATTAAACCTGATGGAAATAGTGTACCATCTACAACTCAGATTGTAGTTAATGATATATCAATTGGTTATATTAATACTAATACAAATAAATATATTATTGATACAGAAGAATATATATATAATCCATTAACTAAAATAATATATAAAACATATGTAGAAGTTGAACCAATATCTAAAATATATGATACACGTTATAATAATTTTTATCTAACATTTAATATAAATGATAAAATTTATCAAGCTATTAATAATATTTTTTATAATACAAATAGAAAAAAACTACAATATATGATATATTTACCGGATAGTAATTTATCTGCTATGAATAATTTTAAATTATTAGATATATCAAATAATATATCATATGATATTATTCCTAATAGTATTAAAAAAGAAATTTTAATTACAGATACAGATATAGACTTTGATTTATCAGATGTATTTAATAATACATTTAGTATTGATAATGTACAAAAAACAATTAATTATTTAAATATAGATATAAAACAAAATATTATTGATGACACTGAACAAATTGATAATAAATTATATTATATTTTATTAAAAAATATTTTATCAAACTCAATTATGTCTAATCAATATAATAATAAAGATATCTATATTTGTTCATCATTTAATAATTATATTCATAATAAAAATTATACATCATCTGATATAGATAATTTTAATGATATTATTAATTGGTTACAAAATTATAATAATACAAATATTAATAATATTCAAGTCTTTAATGAAACAGATCAAATTATATATACAATATCAGAATTTATTGATGCTAATTTAGATAATAAATATTTTAATTTTGTTCCAGAATTTAATCATTATTTTCCAATTAATAATTTAGGACAAATTGTCAAATCAAAAAATATAATTGAAGATATAAATTATTCAAATATGTCTCATTTTGAATATATGTTAAAACAAAATATAAAATCAAAAGATATATTAAGTATTTTAGATATAAATAATTTACAAATAATTAATAATATCTCAACACTAATTAAAGAATTTATAATTACACAAGTTTATACAGATATTTCAAATAATATAAATATAATTGATAAAACAAATTCATATTTTATTATTGATCCAAGTAATAATAATATAGATATATCAAGTAATTATGATAATATTAATATTAAATCATATTTTATAATAAATTCAAATGTAGTTTCTTTTATAGAAAGACAAAGTATTTATAATTTATCATATGAGGATTATATTGTTAATTATAAAAATCAAAAATTATATTTATCAGATACTAGTAATAATATTGATTATTTAATAACTACTAATTTAGAAAATATTAATATATATGAATGGGATGAAGGTCCTATTAATAATACATATTATAAATTTGATAATAATTTGAAGACTGTTTTAATAAATATTAAAAATAATAATTTATTTTCAAAAACATTATTTATATATGATGGATATTTAAATAGAACTAATAGAACCTCTTTTGGTTTTAATATTGATTCATCATTAAATTTAGTATATGATTTTAAATATGATTTTTCATATTATATATTATCCAGAATTATTTCAAATTTTAATGCAGAAATTAATGAACAAAATATATCAACAAATAATCTTGTTAATGATTTATCTTGTAATATTTTTACAAATCCATCAGATAATACTTTAACTATTGATTTTGCAAATAATATAGATATTTTATTAAACAAAGAATATATTATTCTAAAAGATGTATTGAATAATAGTTTTATTTATCATATTAAAAGTGTTGATAATAATAATAATATTTATTATTATACTTTAGAACCAATTGATGCAAGTTCTACTATAAATATATCAAATAATAGAACTTGTAATCTATCATATGGAATAATGGATTTTATTAATTTATTAGGATTTGATTATTTTGATAATAATACTGTTTTTTATTATTGGGAAACTTTTTACCCATCATTAAATAATATTATAACATTATTTAATACATTAAAAGATGATAATTTAAAAAATCAAAAATTTACATTAAATGGTTATATAGATATAATTTATAATAAAATAATAGAAATGTCAAACGATACAACTTTAGAAAATAATTTATTTGAAATACCTAGTGTTATATTTAAAAAAAAAATATTACTTAGTCAAAATGTTTTTGATTCTCATGATACTATTAAATCTAATCTTAATAATTTATTATCACATTATAAATCTTATAAACAATCTACTAGTGATTTATATAATCAATTAACAAGATCAGATGTACCAAAATGTTCATGGATACCATTTATAGGACATTTTTTGGTAGATAAAATTAATTTTAAAATAGATAATAATATTATTGAAGAAATAGATGATCAAATTATACATAATTTTAATTTTTTTAATTCAACTGTATCAAAAGATATTGGTCTAAATCAAATGATTGGTAATACTCCTGATTTAACAATGAAACAAGAAATAATACCAAAAAAAACATTATATGTACCATTACCATTATTTTTTGCAGATAAAGAAAAAGCATTACCTATTATTTCTATGTTAAATTCACAACTATCAATTAATTTAAAAGTTAAAAAACTATCTAAATTATTAAAGATACCAAGCGGTACAAAAATAAAACAGTTATCAAAATTAAAAATTAAATTATGTGGATCATATGTATATTTAGATACAGATGAAAGATATAAATTTGCACAAATGCGTCATGAATATTTAATTAAAACCAAAAAAAATATTAGATATTATATTAATAAAAAAATTGGTTCATTAAAATTAGAATTAAATTTACCATCTACAGAAATGTTTTGGTTTTATTTAGATCAATCTATTAAAGATACTAATGATAATTGGAATTATACAGGTATTAAATATAAAGAATACTATTGGAATAATGTTTTAATGAATGATTTTGATAATGATGATGATGTTAATGATTATATTAATATGTTAACAAATAATAAAGTTAATATTATTAATAAGTATACAAATAATTTAATTAGTCAAGATTTAAATAATAATTTATCTTTATTAAAAGCCAGTGAACTACATTCATTAGCTTATTATTTATATGGTCGTACTAGAAATTCAAATCCATTCATATCATCACAACTTGTTTATAATGGTCATAAACGTTTTAATGTTGATAATATTATGTCTAATTTAGTGACTCCTTTAACATATTATAGAGATACATTTCCATCAGGATTAAATGTATATACATTTAGTAGATATCCAAAATTAATAAAACATTCTGGTTCATTAAATTTTAAATATGCATCTAATATAAATTTTAATTATTCATTAAAATTTAAAGATAATCATAATGTAAATGGTGAAATTAATATAGTTATATGTGAATTAAATATTCTGAGAATTGCATTAGGAATTGCATGTACAACATGGTAAAATTAAATAATAATTTATATA